TCCAGCCAATCAGCCAATCGCAGGGCTACTGGTTGTTTATCCATTGTTCTTCTCCTTGTTCAGCGCCGACACCACAGCCACCAAATGCTGTGGGTTTAGCTTCTCGCCCGTCTCTCGTTCGTATTGTTTGCCGATCTGCAAGCACCGGATCATCGTGTCGAAGACCACATCAACGCCAAACTTATTGATTAGCTCTTTGGTCTGTGGGTTCATGTGTTCTTCTCCTTGAGTTTGGCCTCAATCTGATCGAACAGCTTGCGGGTGTACCCTCTGATCGGTGTGTCACCCCACGGGCCGATGATTTCTTTGATCTCCTCATCCGTCAGCCCAACCCAAGGGCGTGTTATTTTTTCTATGTCTTCGGGCGTAGTGGTTCTGATTTGCTTTTCGCTCATACAAACCTCCACTCACCACAACGGGTGCATCGGTACGCTGGGCGGTCCTTGTTGGTGCCGGGTTCCCAGCGGTGTTTGCAGTCGCTCATTTCACGCCCTCTTCGCTTCCACAGCATCGGCTTGCGGATTGACGCGGGTTTCAAGGTCGAGGATGGCATCGGCCAAGTCTTGATCCAGCAGGTGCAGCTTCTGCGTCCAACGGGCAATTGTGAGTTGAATGTCACGCAGCATCTCGGCCTTCATGTATTCGTTGCTCACCACCTCAGATGTCAACCTATACCCACCACCTGCCTCTCGGTCAGTAGGCAGACTCACAAACGCCCTGATTTCAATTGGTGATGTATCTACCATTGTGATCTTGCAGCGGGCGATCAAAGCCCGGGCCTGCTGCCTGCGGTATTGCGCCGCTGCCTCCGTGTCATCCCACTCAAAGTGTTTGTGCAGGATGCTGCCCACATCCCGTGCCTCTTGCAGCACATCCTCAACCTTGAGCACCCCGCCGTTTTGCCGGGCCATCTTTGTCAACAGTTTGCGTTCTTCTTTCATGTCTTTCTCCTTGAGTTAAAAAATTGCCTGCATCACCCTGTCACACCATACCTAGTCGAGCCATGCCTGCCGAGCCAGTCCTTGCCATACCACGCCTAACGTGGACTCACCTAGCCTGCCATGCCGGACCCCGCCGTATCGAGCGTTGCCCCGCCCCGCCTGACCTGCCCCGCCTGAACGAGCCTGGACTTGCGCTTCCTAGCCTGCCGTGCCATACCCCTCTGAACCAATCCGCGCCGAGCCTAGCCTGCCGTGCATAACCTCAACAAACAAAGCCTAGCCCTTCCATGCCTGCCGTGCAGTAACTAACCATGCCGAGCCGCGCCCAAAAGCGCCTCTCCGAGCCTAGCCACACCTGCCGTGCATAGCCTCAACAACCACACCGCACCAGACCCGGGCGCACCCTGCCTGCGGCGTTACTTGATCCCAAACTTTGAGATCACCTCTTTCTCCCGATCACTCGGGACCACTTGGAACAAGCCAAACCCGCAGCCAGCCGAGGCTTTGCTATCGGGACGACCCGCGCCAATTCCTACTTGCAGCCCGCAACGGGACACAAGGTTCAACACATCCACCATCTTGAACTGATCGGTGTCATACCGCACACGCAGTTTTGCAGCCCAGCTACGGTACATCGGGCGTGAACGAACATCCACTACCCCCGTTGCGTTGCGCGTATGCGCTGTGTATGTGTGGCTTTCACCGTAAACCCGAACCAGTGGGACGCCATCGTTCACATCGAAGCCGTCAGCCTCAATGAACGTAGAGAGTTTTGCCAGCGTCATCTTGAAGCCAACCAACCTACATGCGCTGATCATGGCCGCACGAAACGCCGCAGCGTTCATGCCTTCCCACCCATCGGGCGAACGATACCGCGCCTCTTCTGCCTCCCTTTCATAGTCCCGTGCGTCACGGGTCTTTTTGCTGCTGGCGCTCTTACCCTCGGCCATCTTGGCCATCAACTCTGCCTTCTTGCTAAACCGCTCCACAACAAGTGGTGCTATGCCTTCAATGTAGAAGTCAGTCACACCAAACTTGGGTGGGCTAATTACGCAGGTCTCTTCTTTCACAGTAGTCATTTTTAAACTCCTTCTTCAATCTCTAAAGTTTTTATCAACACTTCTTCTCTCTCGCTTTGAGCATGGCATCCGCTAATCCGTATGCAATGTCAGCAAGAATTGGGGCGTGTTTTGGGCCGCAGTCAGTGTCAGTAGCCAAAATCCCCTGCATCATCTTGATGGCAGCGTAATCACGCAATGTCATGTTGATGGCGTGATCTTTGGTGAGATAGGCAGGCTCGGGCCAGCGTTGTTCTTCAGTCATTTCACCCTCCGCATTGACACCCATTCAGGCTCTTTGGTCTCCACCACAACGGGGGGTCGTGTCTCACTGGGCGGCACCCACCCGTACTTGCGCCATGTGGCTTGCACATCTGCGCCTGATGTCCATTTGAAATCGGGATGTCCCACGGGAATCCACGGGTCAGTTCTCTTCATGATTACCTCTCTTCTCAACGATGTAATACAGCCTGTCATGTACCTTGAACCCAATACCGTCCACTACAGAGCGGGGCTCTGTGATGCGCAGGATTGAGATGGCCTCAATGATCCAAGCCGGGATGTCCTCTTGCGGGGCATCTTTATGTAGGAATCTACCACCTTGTCTTGGGGTTGTAAAGTCTACAATGTCAAATCTACCTTCAGAGTTGATGGAAACCCTGAGTGTGGATTCCTCAAGCAGAACACCTGTCTCGGTGTAGTGGCGCATGGTCATGCAACGAACACCCAGTATTTGGTGTCATCGACCTTGACTCCTACGTCAATGATGCCGGAGTTTTGCTCGGTGATCTGAAGCACTGCGATCTTATTGCGTATATCTTCAGGCAGTTCCTCCACCGTGTGGGCTGTGCGGAACTCTGTTTCTCCATCGTACTGATACGTGGCACACGTGGGCATCAGCCATACGAACGCCTTGCGGGGCTTGTAAGTGGCGGCGCGTTGCGCCTCTGCCCCCTCCTCGTTGATGAACGCCATCGCCTTGGAGAACGCCGCTGTGCTGGGGGTGTAGCCTGCAAGGGTCATGGCCTTAACTTCTTGCAACATGTCACTTAGCTCGATGCGGAATGTGTTGGCCAACTTGCCGCGCCCCTTCTGGTTGATGCCCTCCTGCGCCGACATAAACGCATACATGTTGTCCCTGCGCACCTTGGAAAACTCAAACGCCTTGAGATGCTGGCGCACAAGTTTGGACGCCTTCTGGAAGTCCTTGGACCTCTTGACGTTGTAGTTCTCGTTGGTGTTTCTGTACCGGGGGTTCTCAATGCTGTCAGCCTCAACCTCATAGACTGGTGCGCCCGATGCAGCATCGACTGCAACCCGCATGCGGCCAACCACCAGATCAACTGCATGGTCAAAGGCAATCCCGATGCTGCGATAGACAGAATTACTGGATGGGTACTTGTCAATCACAGCGACCGCGTTCTTGTTCTTGTGATGGAACTCAAGAAAAAACTTCTTTAGCTCCGGGTGAAACGGAACATCTTCAATGAAACATGTATGCCCACGCTCTCTCGCACGGGCGGCGTCTTCCTTGCAGTGCTGCACCAATTTTTCTTTGATGTGAATCATGATTCATGGCCTCCAAATAAAAACGTCAAACAGCAACACGATGATTGCCACCAAAAACACGACACGCTCGACGACTTCGTATCGCGTTAAGTTTTTCCAAATTTGTCTCATTGCTTGCCTCCTCATTGATACCTGTACCCGGCGTCAGATGTGGATGGTCTGACCCACGGGCGCGTTGCTCTTGTTACCACCCACCACACACCACAGCACAGGCTGCTGCCATTTGCCCCACGATGACACGTACCCGTCAGTGAGCATGACCACGCACTCGGGCTTGATGCCACGCGCCTTGATGTAGTCAGGTACACACGCCGCGTCCGTGCCGCCACCCCCTGCTGGCTTGGTGCTGCCAATCATCTTGCCCAGATCATCACGGCCATACACCTCATGCGCTGCCACCTCGGTATCCCAGTACATCAGATCGAGCATCTCGGGCTTGACGTTATCGCAGATGGCCTTGACCTCAGACAAGAACTCCTGAAGCTCACGCCCACCGATAGAGCCCGATGTGTCCACGCCCACCACGATACGCCCCATGCTCTCGGACAGGGTAGAGGGCATGTACATGTCGTGGTGCAACCACCGGCGATTGACGCGTTGCCACGTGGATACATCTTTACCATCAGCAAGGCTTGAGAGGAACTCACGCAACTGATCTTGCCACCGCACCTTGGGCTCCAGCAACTCACCCAACTCACGGGTCTGCCGCCCGCCCATCTTGCCTGCCAGTATCTGACCCTGGCGCAGGGCTTGGTCGATCTCCTTGCGTATCTGCTCCTTCGTCTCCTCAGGCAACTGCTCACCGCTGGTCCAGTCGTGGTCATCAAGGCCACCGCCCTCACCACCTTCACCCTCACCGTCCCCATCACCATCGTCCTCGTCCTGCTCATCCATCAAGATGTTGAACACCTCCTGAGAGTCCATGCCACGGAACCGCTCGTCCAGCAGTCCCTGCTTGGGCAGTGTGACGAACCCACCCGACACCCGGTCAATGTCTTTGATGATCAGGTTGATCACGTAATCGCAGGCCATGTTGGCAGCGCGGCGGTTCTGCTCATACAGATGCTTCCACAAGAACGTATGCTGAAACGCCTTGTGCAGGTTCTCGTGCATGATCAAGCCACGCAGGTCAGACTCACTGAGGGACTCAATGAACGCCTTGCCATAGATACAGTCGATGCCGTTTGTGCAGGCAGTGGGTACCGAGGCATCCACCTTGTACTTGCCCACCATGATGACGCCCGCATACTCCATAGTATCTTTGTGGGACATCAGCTCAACGTGGGCTCGCTCGATGCGCTGAAGCGCAGTCATCTGGTTCATCTGTGTAATAAACATCTCAGTCTCCTTTCGTACGGTACGAATCACTTACGGGCAAACATGTAGTTGTTGGCAGCAGCCCACTGCGCAAACTTGGGGTTTGTCGCAGCCACCTCACGGGTGGGGCACTGCGGGATCATGACGCTGCGGGCAAACAGACCCTGCGCCTCTTTGGACAAGCGAGGCAGGAACTCCATCCACGCGCTGATCGTCTCCCTGCGGATGCGCTGCACAGCCTTACTCACCAGCATGCAGGACGCTGCGCCATTGCTCGGCACAACCACAGTCGTTGGGCTTTTGATGATCTCATCCCAGTCAGCAAGCTGAGAGTCAAGGTCCACCATCGTCAAGATGTTGAGCATCGCCTTCTCACCGACCGTACCCTTGAGTGCATGGGCCATGACATCCTTGCCCAAGATGGCCGTGCGGTCCACGATGTAGCCAGCCTTCTCCAGCGAACGGGGCGTAACGAATGACAGCCGCACATCCCGTGGGTCGAAGATGTAGGTGTTCTGCTGCGGGGTCTCGTAGTCCTCGAATGAGGCCAGCATCTCCGGGTACTCGCGCACCGTGGCAATGACGGTATGGTTGATACCCCTTGATATCGCATAGCTCATCCACTCTTCAGCCGTGGGCTTGGCCACACGCACCTGAGTCACACGGTTCCGTGCATGAGGTGGCACGTTGTCACCGATACCCTCGACCGCAAGGTTAGTGGTCGCAAACACAATTGACTTGGGGTGCAGGCTATACGTACCCAACTGCCGCTCCTGCATCAGGCGCAGGCAGGCATTCATCACACCACCCTTGGCCTTGCCCAACTCATCGAGCATGATCACCACAGGCTGGTCAACGAAGTGCATGCCGAACTCCTCGTTGGGGATGAAGCTGCACACCTCAACGTCATCGACTGTCCTGATCTTGGGCACCACGAAGTCACCAACATCTTTGGTGGTGATGTCCACGTAACAGAACTTGTGGTCCTTGAACTCGGGCTTGTCCTTGAGCATCTTGAGGATGGAGGACTTGCCAATACCCATCTCACCTTGCGCGAGGATGGTCTGCACATCGCCCACTGCGGCGATCAGGTCAGCGGTTTGCTGGAGGGACAGATTTTTGAACATAGACATAGCCATTTCCTTTCGGGTTGGGATTAACAAACATTGAGGATTCGTACGGTACGAACCCCATCACACTCACACTTACACATCAGAACGAAAACTTATCGAGCAAGGCGTCCACCTTGTTCTTGGTCTGCTCACGCAGCATGTCCGATTCACGCAGGGACTGGGCGTCCACACCGCGCATGGCATCCTCAAGTTGTTGGCGCATGGCTTCGAGCCGTGTGTCTCCGGTGGTGTTGAAGTGTTTGAGGAGTTTGCACACGTCGATGGCGTTGTCCACCAAAGAGTCGCGGAATATCTTGCGCTTGGGTTCACCGTCCACCACATCATCGGCCAGACGCTCAGACATACGGGACAGTACGTCATACAGCCGGTCCCATGCGTCCTTCATCATGGTGGTGGTGCGCTCGGCCATGACACCCTCGTAGTGGGTACGAAGCTCGGTCAGGCCCTGCTCGTTGATGTCCACCCGGAAGTCCCCCGAGACAGGCAGCGGGCTGAAGGCATACCGGAACCCGAACTTGCCCACAATGTCCTCACGCAGCGGATAGTCCTCACGGTTGAACAGATCACCCAACTGGAACGCAGCAGCAGCCACCAAGGTGTCGTACTCATTGAGAAACTCGTTAACGGCTGTGCCGAACTGGGTCTCGTAGTCCGTCAGGCGGGCACGGTAATCGGTGAACATGGTCATGGGCAGCACACGGTCCCCACTGTCCGACCATGGTTGCGTGTAGGTGTAGTGCCATGTGCGGATGGCACCTGCCAGCTTGGTGATCTGCTCCAGCTTGCCCGACCCGGCCAGCAGATTCTTGTGGTAGTTACCGGCACGGGTCTTGGTGCTCTTGGCTTGGTCCACCTCCTCAGACACACGGCGGTCCAGCTTACGTGCAGTCCACACGGACAGGTTCAGGTTGACGATGAGGGCAGAGCCCGACAGTTTGCTCACTTCGATTGCAGACATTTGATTTCCTTTCGTACGGTACGAAACCGCATTTAACTTAACTAACACTACTAACACGAACTACATTGTAACAGACATTACTCACTGGGTCAAGGTATAACCTCCCATCCATACGCTACCACGTTGTCAGGCAGGTGCTTGTGGGTTGCCACGTTCATGGCCTTGGCTTGTGTGTGAGACAGGCCACGCCATTCGATCTCGGTGTCGTCATCCAGTCGGATGTAGAACACATACTTCTCAACACGTTTGCTGGGTGTTGGTTGCTCACCGCCGTACATATCCAGGGTCTTAATGTCTTCAGGTTGTTTCATGGTTCACTCTCCATCGTTAAGTTGTTTCACCTTGTCATGCTCAGCGGCCATGCGCTCGGCCCAGTCGTTGCCCTGCTCCGTAACAACGCCGCACACATCCAACTGCCCAGCCTGCATGCGCTCACACACATTGAGGATTGATCCGTCCGTGAAGATCACGGTGATGCCCTCGTCGTAGTCGTCCACGTAGTCCACCCGGGCCACGGTCTTGCCCACAAACGCTTGGAACATCTCATTGCTCTCGTGCATTTCAGTCATTTCGTAATCCCTTTCTCTTGAATCCAATACAGATACCCACGCCCATCGTCGGTGTCCCGCATATGCCGCAGGTGCAACTCAGCCAGCACCTTGTCGATGAACACCGCCTCAAGCCAATTTTTCTCGGTGTCACTCCCCCACAAAAGCCATACCTGCTTCATGTTCTTACTCCTTTCTGGTTAGTTTGTCTCAGTGTGGTCCGTGCAGCGTCGGCAGTCACGAACATGTACCCGCCCTTCTGATACTCCTGCACCACCGTCCAGCCTTTGCGCTCGGCCCGTGCAGCCTTCTCGCCACAGGCCAAACACACATGGTAGCGTTCACCAAGCCGCCAGCGGGTGACGTGTATGTCATCACCGCAGCGTACGCACTCGTACCATTCATTCATATCTTTACCCTCTTTTTCAAGTTTCCAATTTCGTACCGTACGAAACTCACACAGTCTCCAGCCGCTCGTTGGCTTCTTCGATCAGCCCGACCGAGCCACCACGCACCACGGCCTTCATGTCATGCACGGACAGCGGCACGGGTTTGATCTCTGGGTTGTACGTGCTCGGGTTGGCTTGGCTGTAGTGCCTGCTGGTGGACTGGCTGTACTTGTCCCGGTTGGCGTACCACGTGTCCGTGGCCTGCTCGTAGATGAACAGCGGCCAGTGGGCTCCGTAACTGAACACCACATACCGATCATTGAGCCACTCGCCCCACATATGTGAGGCCACAAACGGTTGGAGCTTCTCCACGTAGCTGCGGCAGTTGTAGTTGGCTGTCTTTGGCATTTCATTTCCCCTTCTCAGTTATGGTCTGTTTCGTACCGTACGAAACCGCACCGCATAGAAGGCTGGTTTCCCAGCCCCCTATAAGTTGTTGTTTCCTACTGTTGTTTGGTCTTGTCCCACGATAGCGCGTGTCACCATCTGCATATCCCAGGTGTTTCCCCCGCATTGCTGCGGGCAGCACTCACTTGCGCTCGTTCTGGTTCAGTGGTCTTGGAGGGTGTCGCCTTTGGCTTCGCACACTTCCCCCCGTTAGGTTTGTTGCTGGTTTCCCAGCAGAGCACTCCACGCATTTAAGTGGGTCGGCGCAGGTGGTTGGCACCATGCGCCTTGGTTTGCACTTTGTCTGCACTATCGCGTTCGGAACCGCAGGGTTCACTACTTACTACACCATGCACACACCCGACTGGCTACGGGACGCCTATTCACCGAGGGAGAATCTCTGCACTGTGGCTCTTGCTTTTCCGGTCTCTTACACCCGTCATTGGCCTTTGTGCTGTCATCTGTCTGGCTTCTACCGACTAATGGGGCAGCGGCGGTTTGATTATCACGTGACAACATCTTTACCACGTGTTTGCCGATTGTGTTTTTAAAGAGCAGTGGGGTTTCGTACTGTACGAAAGTCCCGTCATCCAGTTTTTTACTGGACTGCGTCCAGTGTACCACAGTTTTGAGGGTTTGTCAAGTAGTAGCAAGGGAGATATGAGGAGTGGTAAGTCGTGTTTTATTCCTATTATTCTCAAATATTCTGGGAGTGGGAATAAAAGAAAAGCCTTTAAAATCAAGGACTTAAAATTGGGGACAGATGCAATATTCCTTTATTCCGTGATTTTGGGGAAATCAGCGCCAGAGATCAAGAGAGCGAGAAAAAACAGATTTTTTTATACACACGTAAAGATGTTTTTTCTATGAAGGGTAAGAGTGTGAAGAATGTAGGGGGTGTATATATTATTTTTTTGGAATAATGTAATAATAGGGGAATTTTCCCCTGCAAGTGCTTGATTTCATTGGGTTTTCTTTTATTCCGGTGCTCTGGAATATTTAAGAGCTTGCGAATAAAACACTGCTTTGCATCAGCTTGACACATTTTCGTACCGTACGAAAGCTAAAACCAGCACGGCCAACGGGGAGGGAACAGGTATCTTTGTCCACCCAGTGATGGATGGAATAACTAGTATGCTCTGTAGCGCAATTACGTACGCTTTCGTACGGTACGAAACAAGGAGTATGGTCTGTAGCATAAGATGGTGATAGTAGTATTATCTGTAGCATAAGCTAGTTATGTCTGATGTTAACGGCTCTGATGGACGGCCAACGGGGAGGGAACAGGTCTCAAAAGTGTCAAGTAGTATGGTCTGTAGCATAAGAGCGCATAAGCACGGCCAACATGGAGGGAACTGGTATCAAAAATTTTGGGCAAAAAAAAGCCCCGCCGAAGCGGGGCTAAGTCTCTCAATCTCTTACTCTGCGTCTTTCAGTTCGATACCCTCGGCTTCAAGGTAGGACTTGATGCATTCCAGAATCGAACCCTCTGCATTGTCATATGCAGCCTGTAGGTCTTCAGCGAAGGACGCAAACTCTGCATCCCTGTAGCATGTTGCCAGTTTGTTGGCCAGTGATTTAGGCTCGCTGGCCTTGCCACCCTTGGCCTTACCCTTGGCGCGTTGACCATTCCAGTCCCCAATCGGCTTACCGTCAGCGACCGCCTTTTTGAATGTCGGCAGATATGTTTTTTGCGCAGTGGCCTGAGACAAACCACCCTCGATGCATCCGTCAACAAACGCGGTTGCCAGAGCGCATCCCGTGCCGTCTTTCTTGTACGTGCCAACCTTGGCCTTTGCAGCATGTAACTCTGCAACCATTTTGTTAATCGACTCTTTCAGCGCCGATGCTTGGGCTTCCGCTTTCTTCAAACCGCCGAGGGCAACACCGACGGCATTAGCGACTTGAGAAAGATTGATTTGCTTGGACATGATAGAACCCTTTCGATAGTGCGTTAATGAATTATGAACCGATTGCACTAGTCCCGATTCATGCTTCGCATTATGCCCTATCTATAACATATTTGCACGGGATAGCACTATCTTTTCGTACCGTACGAAAGCAAGCCTCCCCCACCCCCCGGTTTTATAACTTGGTACCATCGGCGGCTTGTGCTACTCTATTCTGCACATTACATCCCCACCAAAAAGACTCACTTGCCCCACCTACACACCGCGAGCTTCAAGCCATCTAATATTCACATACCAAAACATCTTATGGGGGGTACCCCCTTCATTTATCCTGCACTAGCCGCGTAGCTTTCCATCCAGAAACACCCCCCTATTGGAGTCCCAACCTCCTTGTGTTACATTTCGCGCATTCCCGTATTCAGCGGTGCTATGACTGATGAAATGATCCTTGTTACGCCAGAGTTGGATGTACCGCCACCGTTTGATTGGTCGGCGGACGAGATCAATGACATCCGTGAACGTGCGCAACGTGCGTTCAATACCGTCGAGTTTTTGCGGGCCAATGGGCTCGACGATGTAGAGGTCACAGAAGAAGACCGTAAAGATGCTCGGGCTGTGTTCATGGACAGCCCCGCCGTGCCCCCGCAGGCAATCAACACCCCTGCCAAGGCTCTCATTCTTTCTGCCCTGCTCAACGAGTACGACTTTGATGTGGTGCGCAATGCACAGCAGCTACGCAATTACATCAAGCTCAAGTACTTGGAACTCTCCAATAGCGGCAATGCTAAGGTTGAACTTAAAGCATTAGAGATGCTGGGCAAGCTCTCGGATGTGGGTGCCTTCACAGAGCGCATCGACATCAACGTCACGCATCGCACCACGGAGGAGTTGGAGGCTGATCTGGCCAACAAACTCTCTTCATATCTGTCTGACATCATTGATGTGGACGCCAAGGAGGCGGTCTCTCTTAACTACGACCCACTGCCAGCAGCACCAGCGGTGCAGGTAATCAATGTGGACGAGGAGTTGGGGCTCGTAGGTGGAGAGTTGGATGAGGGTGGGGATGAAACCGGCCTCTGAGTCACTCAAGCAGTTGTTTGAAAACCCGCAGATGCGGGAGAGAGTGCGTTTGCTCACTCCGGAGCAGTTGTTGGCGCTGGTCAAACGTTTCCCAAGGGATGAGCAGGAGGCGGTTTCGGAGATTTTGGAGGAGCTACGCACACGCACAATGCGTGAAACGGCTCAAGAAGACTTCATGGCCTTCGTCAAAGAGGCTTGGCCGACCTTCATTGGGGGTCGGCACCACGCCAGAATGGCTAAAGCGTTTGAAGAAGTGGCCAGTGGGGAGGTCAAACGCCTGATCATCAACATGCCACCTCGGCATACCAAGTCAGAATTTGCCTCATATCTGCTCCCGGCGTGGTTTTTGGGCAAATTTCCGCACAAAAAGGTCATTCAGACCAGCCATACAGCCGAGTTGGCGGTGGGTTTTGGTCGAAAAGTGAGAAATCTGGTCGATTCTGAGGCGTATGCACGGATTTTTCCGCATGTGGGGCTGCAAACGGACTCCGCAGCGGCAGGAAGGTGGAACACCAACTTTGGCGGTGACTATTTCGCTATCGGTGTGGGCGGTGCAGTGACCGGAAAAGGTGCGGATTTGCTCATCATCGACGATCCGCACTCGGAACAGGAGGCTTCCATCGGTGCGTACAACCCAGAGGTGTACGACAAGGTGTACGAGTGGTACACATCCGGGCCACGGCAGCGTCTTCAGCCGGGTGGAGCCATTGTGATCGTGATGACTCGGTGGTCACTACGTGATTTGACTGCTCAAGTGCTCAAAGCAGCCGCTCAGAGGGGTGGTGAGGAGTGGAAAGTCATTGAGTTTCCGGCGCTCTTTGATGACAACAAGCCGCTGTGGCCTGAGTTCTGGAGCCTTAAAGAGTTGCTTGCCCTGCGGGAGGAGTTGCCCACCGGCAAATGGATGGCGCAGTACCAGCAGCAGCCTACCTCGGACACAAACGCTATCGTCAAGCGGGAGTGGTGGCGCTGGTGGGAGGCAGACCGCCCTCCGCAGTGTGAGTTTGTCATTCAGGCATGGGACACGGCCCACGAGGTCAAGAAGGTCAACGACTACTCTGCGTGTACGACATGGGGTGTGTTCTACAGCGACGAGGACAGGGGCAACGCCAACATCATCCTGCTGAACTCGTACAAGGAGCGGCTTGAGTTTCCTGAACTCAAGAAGAAAGCGTTTGAGGACTGGCAGGAGTGGGAGCCCGATTCGTTCCTCGTGGAGAAGAAGGCCGCTGGTGCCCCGCTTGTGCAGGAGTTTCGGGCGATGGGGATTCCGGTTCAGGAGTACACGCCCAGCAGAGGGCAGGACAAGATATCGCGGCTTAACTCAGTTGCGGATTTGTTTGCATCAGGTAAAGTGTGGGCACCGCGCACTCGTTGGGCCGAGGAGTTGGTCGATGAGATTGCGGCGTTCCCGTCAGGTGAGCACGACGACTTGGTGGACTCGGCCACACTCGCGCTCATGCGGTTCAGGCAGGGTGGGTATCTCAGACTACCAACGGATGAGCCTGAAGATATCAAGTGGTTCAAAGGCTACCGACGAGATCGGTACTACACAGTGTAAGGACAGGCGATGGATTACGACACAATCTTGAAGGCTGTTGGGGAAGAGCCAGAGTATTTGTTCCGTACTTCGCGGGGGTCCGCATATGGCCACTACCCTGACAACAGCACAGTGCGCAACAGGTCGGGCGAAGGCCACAAAGACAAAACCACCGGGCTGCAACCACGCTCCGGCAAAACCGTTTACATGAGCCCCCAGGATGTAAACAGGATGGCTGGGATGTTTCAAAACGCGGAACTTGCAACGCAGTTTAAGCCGTCGTCTTATGACAAAGAGACAAAGAGCGGCACTGCGGCCTTGACTTACACGGAAGACTATGGCCCTCGAAAGGCAGGCTCTGTCATCCATCAGGCGCAGTTCACCACAGTTCCCCAAAAGGGGCTGATCCCGGTTGAGATTAACCGCAGCGAAAGCCCCAGGGGTGACTCTGGTCGGGGTATACATTGGGGAACCCCAATCACAGAAGTCGTGCCAAGAGGTAGTATGGGGAGGGGTGCCGTCGGAACTCCGGCCCAGATGGGTGGTGGCGCTGGAAGCACCATACGCGCTTTGAACCTACAAAAATTAATGGCGGCAGGCGGCGCAGTACGCATGCCACAAGAATACAGCCAAGGTGGCTGGAGACTTATTTAAGGAGCCATCATGGCGATTGACAAAGGTTTGTATGCAGCGCCTCTGGGGATGATGGAGGAGGTTGGCCCTCCCATCGAGATTGAGATCGAGGACCCCGAAGAAGTGCGTATCGGTGTAGGTGACATTGAGATTGATCTCAAGCCGCGCAAAGAGACAGCCGAGGACTTTGACGCCAACCTTGCGGAGTACATGGACTCTAGTGAGTTGGACTCTCTGGGTTCGGAGCTTGTAGAGGATTTTGATAAGGACATTCAGGACCGCAGGGACTGGATGCAGACCTTCGTTGAGGGGCTCAAGCTACTGGGCCTGAAGTACGAAGAGCGTACCGAGCCGTGGAACGGAGCGTGTGGTGTGTTCCACCCCATGCTGACCGAGAGTGTGGTGCGGTTCCAGAGCGAGGGCATCACCGAGACTTTCCCCGCCGCAGGGCCAGTTAAGACCACCATCATCGGCAAAGACACTCCTGAGGTGGAGGAGGCGGCAGCGCGGGTACGCGACGACATGAACTATCAGTTGACTGAAGTGATGGTCGAGTACCGCCCGGAGCATGAGAAGCTGCTGTGGAATCTGCCGATTGCTGGTAGCGCGTTCAAGAAGGTGTACTACGACCCGAGCCTTGGGCGGCAGGTGGCAATGTTCATCCCCGCTGAAGACATCGTGGTGCCCTACGGTGCGTCGAGTATTGAGAAGGCCGAGCGTGTTACGCACGTGATGCGCAAGACCAAGAACGACATCACCAAGCTGATGGAGGCTGGGTTTTACGTTGATGTGGACCTGGGTGAGCCGTCCCACCAGCTTGATGACATCGAGAAGCAGAAGGCCGAGGAGACCGGCATGTCTGCGATACAGGATGATCGGTTCCGCGTCCTTGAGATGCACGTTGATCTTGACCTGCCTGGGTTTGAGCACAAGAACAAAAAGGGTGAGCCCACTGGGATTGCGTTGCCGTACGTGATCACTATTGAAAAGGGCACCAACAAGATTCTGGCCATCCGGCGCAACTGGTATGAAGATGATCAACTCCACCTCAAACGGCAGCACTTCGTCCACTACCAATACATTCCCGGCTTCGGGTTCTACGGCTACGGGCTTATCCATCTCATTGGAGGTTACGCTAAGTCCGCTACCATGCTCATCCGTCAACTGGTTGATGCGGGCACTCTCTCGAATCTCCCCGGAGGACTTAAATCACGGGGCCTTCGGGTTAAAGGTGATGACACTCCCATCGCGCCGGGAGAGTTCAGGGATGTAGATGTACCGTCCGGTTCGATCCGCGACAACATCCTGCCGCTGCCGTACAAGGAGCCGTCTCAGGTTCTCTATACCTTGTTCAACCAAATTGTGACGGAGGGTCGTCAGTTCGCTTCCGCTGGGGACATGAGCGTCAGTGACATGTCGGCCAACGCTCCCGTTGGTACGACTCTGGCCCTGCTGGAGCGGCAGTTGAAGGTGATGGGCGCTGTTCAGGCGCGGATGCACTTCTCGATGAAGCAGGAGTTCAAGCTCCTCAAGGTGATCATCGCGGACTATACGCCCGAGGAGTACGACTACGAGCCGGTTGATGGCTCCCGCAAGGCCAAGAAGTCCGACTACGACATGGTTGATGTCATCCCGGTGAGCGACCCCAACGCTGCCACGATGGCCCAGAAGATCGTGCAGTATCAGGCGGTCTTTCAGCTTGCGCAGGGTTCGCCGCAGCTTTACAACATGCCGCTGCTCCACCGCCAGATGATTGAGGTGCTCGGTATCAAGAATGCAGCCAAGCTCGTGCCTATTGAGGACGACATGGTGCCGATGGACCCGATCACTGAGAACCAAAACCTGCTGACTAACAAGCCGGTCAAGGCGTTCATTGAGCAGAACCATCAGGCCCACATTCAGGTCCACATGGCTGCGGTGCAGAACCCCAAGATTCAGCAGATCATCCAGGGCAACCCGATGGCGCAGCAGATTTACGCTGCCACGATGGCGCATATCAACGAGCACGTTGCGATGGAGTACCGCCGCCAGATTGAAGAAGCGATGGGTATGGTGCTGCCCAGTGAGGAGACCAACAAGCAGGTGCCTCCGGAGATGGCCGACCAGATTGCCATCAAGGCAGCCCAAGCATCTCAGCAGTTGCTTCAGCGCGATCAACAGGAGGCCCAACAGGCCGCAGCCCAGCAGCAGATGCAGGACCCGGTGGTCCAGATGCAGATGCAGGAGTTGCAGTTGAAGATGAAGGACCTTGAACTCAAAGCGCAGAAGCAGGCCACTGACGCAGCGGCTAAAGCTGATCAGATTGAGATTGAGATGGCGCGGATTGCTGCGCAGAAAGAGATTGCCGCCATGCAGATTGCGGCAAAACAGGAGGTCGATGGCGTCAAGCTCGGAGCGCAGATTGCCAAAGATCGAGCACAGATGAGTCGTCCACAACGCCAACCCGAGAGGAGTAAGTCTTAATGACAGAAGCCATCCGAGCGCTTTCGCTCGTGCAACAGGAAATTGAAAAATACCGGCAGGAGCAAGTTGCCTTTCTTGCAGCCAGCCGAGCCGATACGTACGACGAGTACAAAAAAGTCTGTGGAGTGATCCGGGGTCTTAACTACGCAGATCATGTGATAAACGACCTCGTGCAAAGGATTACGAATGAGTGAATTTGATGTGGCTGCTGTAGACCTATCCGGTATTCTGAATAAGAGTGCAGCGGAGAAGGCCAAACAACTTCCTGATCCAAAGACATATCACATGTTGTGTGTTGTTCCAGAAGCGATGGAAGAGTATGCAGACAGTGAGGTTGGTCTGCTCAAGGATTCCAAGACCATGCACTACGAGGAGGTCCTGACTCCTGTATTGTTTGTGGTCAAGCTCGGACCCGACTGCTACAAAGACCAGACGCGCTTCCCCAGTGGGCCGTCTTGCAAGGAAGGTGATTTTGTCATCGTCCGTCCCAATTCAGGCACCCGCCTGAAGATTCATGGCCGAGAGTTCCGCATCATCAATGATGAGTCGGTCGAAGCCGTTGTAGAAGACCCGCGTGGGATTACCCGCGCTGCGTAAGGAGTAACAGATGGCAACGCAACAATTTGAAGAGTTTGAGTTCCCCGATGAGGCGGAACAAAAGAAAAAATTTAAGGCCGACAAAGCCGATGAGTCTGAGATGAAGATCGAGATTGAAGACGATACTCCTCCGGCTGACCGTGGGCGCAAACCCATGAAAGAGCCTGTTGAGGAGCCAACTGAAGATGAGTTGGCGTCTTATGACGACAAAGTTCAGGCACGTATCAAAAAATTTACCCGTGGGTATCACGATGAGCGCCGGGCCAAAGAGGAAGCCTTACGGGAGCGCGAAGCTGCGGAACAGTTTGCCAAACAGGTGTATGAAGAAAACAAACGCCTAAAAGAGCAACTTTCCACCGGCAGCAAGGCGTATATTGAGACTTCAAAGGGCGCTGCACAAGCGGAACTTGAAGCGGCCAAAGAAAAGTACCGCAAGGCGTATGACGCGGGCGACGCGGATGCCATCATCACGGCCCAAGAGGCAATTGCCAAAGCCACCGTGAAGTTGGACAAGGCCGAGACGCTCAAACCTATTGAGCTTGAAGAGAAAGAGGAGTTCAAGCCTTCTAAGGCAGAACCCCCCGTTCAGAAAGTCAGCCCCCGAACCCAGCGATGGGTTGAAACCAATAGTGATTGGTTTGGCGCTGATGAAGAAATGACACTGGCTGCAATGGGTATTGACAAGAAGTTGCAGCGAGAGTATGGTGCGGATTATGTAGGTACGGAAGAGTACTTTAAGACCGTTGACCGTATCATGCGCAAAAGATTTCCTGAGTACTTTGAAACTCAGAGCCAAGAGGAAGATGACCCGCCTCCGCAAAAAAGGTCAGCCCCGGTACAGGAGGACGATGATGAACCTCCGCGCCGTGCTTCAAAACCCGCGACTGTGGTGGCCCCGGCTTCCCGCAGTTCATCGCCTAGTCGTGTTCGACTGAAGGCATCCGAAGCGAACATAGCTCGTCGCCTTGGGGTGCCCTTGGAACAGTACGCTAAACAGGTTGCTTTACTTAATAGAGGTGAATGATGGAACAGCAAGACCAAGCAGCGGCTCAACCCCGCCAAAATCGTTTGTCCCGTGCAATGGAGTCCCGTACGGCCACTATGCGCCCTCAGGCGTGGCGTGCCCCGGAGATTCTTCCCCAACCGGATGATCGTCCGGGCTGGAAGCATCGGTATATTCGGTTGAGTACTTTGGGCACTGCCGATCCCGGCAACATCTCTAGTAAGTTGCGAGAGGGATATGAACCCTGCAAAGCAGAGGAATATCCTGAACTCATGATGCACGCCGCTACTGAGGGCCGCTTCAAAGGCGGTATCGAGGTAGGTGGTCTGTTGCTCTGCCGTATTCCAACTGAGTTTTTGGAGCAGCGTATGCAACATTACGAGCGCCAAAATAAAGCCCAGATTGATTCGGTGGACAACAGTTTCCTTCGTGAAAATGATCCTCGGATGCAGAAATTCACTGAACGAAGCTCCAAGGTCACTTTCGGTTCTGGTTCTTAAATCTAGGAGTCTTCAATGGCTTATCCCACCATCGACAAGCCGTATGGCTTGAAGCCGATCAATCTGATCGGTGGTCAGGTGTTCGCCGGACAAACTCGCCAATACCAGATTGACCCCGCCGGGTTTGCTGGTAACATCTTTTATGGAGATGTGGTGAAGCTTGTTTCGACGGGCTACATCGAAAAAGATACCGGGCAGGCAACTGCCACGCCTCTAGGTATCTTCCAAGGCTGTTCTTACGTTAACGCGCAAGGGCAGACCATTTTTGCTCAGTACTACCCCACCGGGTACGCTGCTCCGACCGGCACCTACATCACTGCATACGTGCAGGATGACCCCGATCTGCTCTTCAAAGCAGTTCTGGTTGCTGGCCAAACCGAAGGTGGCAACGGCCTCACGCCGACCTACCTGAGCCGCAGCGTCATTGGTACGAATGCTGAATTGGTGCAAAACGCGGGTCTGACCTCTACCGGCGACAGCCGTATTGGTCTGTATGCCACGACCAGCGCCACTACGGCAACTCTGCCGATCCGCATCATTGATGTGGTTCCCGATACCGCCAACTCGTCTGGTGATTTTGTGGAAGTGATTTGCAAGTGGAACGCTCCGTATGTGGTTTCTACCACCACTGAGCCGAGCCCGGGCACCTTCACTACTACCAGCACTGTGACTGGCGGGCATCAGTATCTCAACCCCGTTGGCGTTTAAGCAAAGGAGTAAATCATGGCTATTTCACGCGCACAACTGCTGAAAGAGCTGCTCCCCGGCCTGAACGCCCTGTTCGGGATGGAGTACGCTCGCTACGGCGAAGAGCACAAGGAAATCTACGAGACCGAGACTTCCGAGCGTTCGTTTGAAGAGGAAACCAAGCTGTCTGGCTTCTCCGCCGCTCCGGTGAAGAACGAGGGCAGTGCGATTGCCTATGACAACGCGCAAGAGGCTTGGAGCACTCGTTACACCCACGAAACCATCGCTCTGGGTTTCTCGATCACCGAAGAGGCGATTGAGGACAACCTGTATGACAGCCTGTCGGCTCGTTATACCAAGGCGCTGGCTCGTGCCATGGCTTACACCAAGCAGGTGAAAGCCGCCGCTGTGCTGAACAACGGTTTCTCCAACACCTACCCCGGTGGTGATGGCGT